CTTATAATCTTTTAGTAAAGCACTTAACTCTCTAATCTCATCATTAGCTATCTGATATAATTCTTCAAATACATTCATATCTAAGAATTGAGCAAGTAGTTCTTTCTTTTCTCTTTGTGATTTCTCAATGAACCCACCACTATTAGATTGATTAGACATTGCTGTAAGAATAAAATCTTCATATGAACCAACGTATTGTCTAATTATAGAGTTTGTATCTCTTCTCTCTTCACCATTTAAAGATTCAGTAGAACCATCTTCGTTTATTCGATAGAAGTTTACATCAACCTTTACAGTTCCCCTCTTAGGTGATTTCTTACCAACCCTTTCGATAAAGTAATCAATACCATTAATCTCAAAGTTGAACTTACAATCAAACTTTGATTTAGAATAGTTTAATACATCCAATGCTTTATTTGTACGAGAACACTTATCAAATAAACAGAATGATAAAGCATCCCATAATGATGATTTACCACTAGCGTTTGGGGCAAAGATTCCATATGCTCCTTTCATTTGTGAAAAATCAATTGTGTTGTTTGTACCATATGAAAACATATTAGAGAACTCAAATGTTTTCGGTTTCCATATAATGTTTTTCATTCCGTGAACACCACCCAACTTATTGTTTATATCTTGATTGATGTTTCGTATCACTTCCATTTGTTCATCAGCGATGATGTACTTATCCGATAGATACTTTTCCATCATTTTATTTTGGAATCCTATATCTCTTACGTTTTGTAATGTGATGTTTGAATCACCAATAGAATCTTTTCTATCCGATAATACTTTTTGAATCGTTAGTTCTTGTACTTTTCTACCAACCTTAACTTCTGATATAATTTTCTTTAGTTGTGATTGAGTTGTATCTTTTACCCTAACTCTCATACGAGGTTTATTAGGTATCGTTGGGTTTCCTATCAACTTACCATTATCAACATCTAAGGTTACATACCCATAATCATTATGAATCGGAACGAACTCTGATTCTTTGGTTTCAACATCCCATACCAAAATACCATGCTCAGGATATTTAGCTTCGGCATGATTCTGCATAATCGTAGAACCACAATACTTAATTGTACCCTCATCATTTAGTGATTGATTTGGTACGTGAATATCTCCCAATAGAACTAAATCGTAACCATCGAATGAATCTACCTTTACGTTTTTATTCTCTAATTGGAATCCGTATTCTGTTTTTACCTTATCTACAGGAGCATGATATAAAGCAATCTTATAATCACCATGTACTTCTTCAGATGGGATAATCTCTTTTACATCACCAAAAACAGATGAGTGTGAAAAGGAAATTCCACCCATTTTCCAAACTCCATCATCTTTCAGATAATGTAGATTTGAATGATTTAATGCGTTTACGATTGGTGATAATGCATCTAATCTATTTGGATTGTTTAGATTGGCATCGTGATTACCTGGTATCAGAATAGTTGGTAACATATCCGATAACGATTTTAGAAATGTTTGAGTCATTTCTATAACCTCAGGAGTCATATCCGTTTTTGCGTGAACAATATCCCCACATAATACAATGATGGAATCATCCGTCTTTGTAGTGGAAATATAATCATAAAGATGGGAAAATACTTCCCTATATTCTTTATGTCTTTTTAAATTTCTGATGTGTACATCAGCTATGTGGTAAATCTTTTTGATTGTACCATCATATTTAATTCTCTTCGATTTTCTCATACACCTAATAACTTATACTCCATTAACTTCCTTAGAGAAAGTAATTCCGTATTTCCTATTTCATTATAAATTTTTTCAAAACCTAATTCTGATGGGTCTGAATCCCCCATCTCAACAATGTGTACATCAATACCATTGTTCATTAATTCTTCTGCGAATCTAAGTGAATTCTTAAATGCATCTGAATCTAATGCTAAATATACTTTTCGTACACCCTTACTTATAATTCTTTTTTGTAATTCTGATTGTGGTGATTTACCGAATAGTGGAATACTATTCATTCGGATTGCCATAGCATCAAATACTCCCTCACATATAATAATTGGTAAATCCCAATTGACAAACATCTCAAATCCTACCACATCCTTTGATACATTTGGATTCTTATGTTTAAAACTACTATCGTAAAAACTTCTACCTACAAAATAATTTAACATACCATTTTCATCATATGATGGTACGATTATTTTATGTTTGTATGGGCCTTCTTCACAATACCCTATTTGGTATTTTATTATCTCCAATGAGGTTACACCCCTTCTATCTAAATAAGACAACGCATGCTTTCTTATAACGGATGTGGATGGTTTCCATAATGGGATATATTCTTTAGGTAATTGAACTACCTTAGATTCTTCAGTAGTTACATCAGTTCTGTATCTATACTTTCTACTGAAAATAGAATTATGTTCATCCCAAATTTCTTTAGATACTTTAAGTTTTCTAAATAGAGAACGAATTGATTTACCTTTTTCATCCGATATCCAACAATGCCAAGGGTTATCCGCATTAGAGTTTAACTTTATGTTTATCTCTAATTTAGGTTTATGGTGGTTCACAAAAGGAGACCAAAACGCATAATTATCACCACTTGTTTTCTTAGCTTTACCTAAGATAGATTCTAGTAAAGAGAGTAGTCTTTCTTCCATATTGTTCTAAATATACAAAAAATATTTGAATTAACCAAAGAAATTTACTTTTTCTTTTTCTTCTATCCATTCTTGTGGGATTTCTTTTTTAGCCCATTTGAATCCGTTCTTCTCACACCATTGTGCATATGTGGTTTTAGAACCTTTGTATATTTTTCCATTTGGAGATTGTAATACGAACCTTAAATCCATATCAGGATTCTGTTCTTTGATTAGTAAATGTTTCTTTCTATCTTCAGGTAAGAACCATCCTTTTGATTCTATAAAGATATTGTTAGGTAATCTAAAATCAGGTTTGTAAGAATGAGTAGTTGCTGGAATTGTATATGATACTTCATGCTCTTCGTATTCACCATCAATACCTTGCGATTTAAGTTGTTCATCTATGCGAGTTTCCAACCCACTTTTGTGGCCTTTCATCTTTTGGATGTGAGACCAATTTCCTTTTTTATTCATAACTTATTCTTTTTTTCTATTTTATCTTCTTAGGTCTTTACTAGGATTATATCCGTTTGGTTTACCTTTAGTGTTTTGAGGTCCTTCAGTATCATCTGGTGGTAAATCACCATGTGGTAAAACATCAGGAGAATCCATATTAGCGTTTCCATCAATAGGTGGTTCATATGCTTCACCAAAATCACCATCAACTAAAATATCAGGTCTATCTAATTTACCCCAAACATATTTACTTGTAAGTTCACCATTTTCTTTTATTGATTGAACCTCAGTAATTGTAGCAGTGTTACCACTCATTAGAGAACCAGTACCTGGTGCTCCAAACGGGCCATCCATATCCATTCTAACTTTAACAGTTATATCTACATCACTTCTATTTTGAATTGCCGATGCTAATTTACCAATCGCAACTAAATCACCATTTGGATTATATAATCCAATTGTTGTAAAGTAATTTCTAAAATCAGAACCAGTTACGAACCCTTTCATTTCAGAAGCTTCTACATCATTATTTATTTTTAGTGTTGGATTTTGTGATACATTAAATTCATCCGCCCCAACTTCACATAATACATTTAATTCATGTAATCGTTTAGATGATTTATATTTTGTTAACCACCCATATTCAGATGAGTTTGGTACATCATCATTTTCGTTATCAACTTCGTTACCATAGTTCCATGTACCACTCTGTCCAGTCCAAATATATCTGTACTTTGGTCTTGGGTCTGATACTACCATTATTCCGTGATTGTAAAATACTTCACCAACAGTATCAGTTTGATATGCTGAACCTGTTACGAAATCATTATTTGCTAATCCTTTGATTTCTGCTTCTGTTAATCCTTTGTTGTACATACGGAATTCATCTAAAGAACCACTTAAACTAGCAAAGTTTGATGTTTTATCAAATCCACCATCAGAAATAAATCTACTACCTAATAATATATCATATGTATTAGAGATTCCTCTCATTATTATATTATCAATACTACCACTTGTTGGTAATGAACCAGTAACTTCCTTTACACCATCAACCCAAAGTTCCATATGAGAACCTGTTTTATTAAAACATATGTGATGTGGTTCGTTATCGTTTATCTTAGTACCCGATGTTGCAAGTATACGTGTGATTCCGTTAGATAATGATATTCTAACTTTACCATTATTAGAACCTGCTGTTTGATTGAATACTTCTATATCAAATGGGAAGTTACTACTTCCAACATTTCTTCTTCTAAGGATTTGATGTCCTTTTCTAGTAGTACCATAATCTTTTTGAGTACCTCTTTTGGATACTATTGAGTTATGAGTTCCAGATGCATCTGATTGAGATGTTGGTAATACAGTCCATACCGATACTGAGTAGTTGTTAGTTTCGAAAAACTTATAATTTGGTTTGTTATCGATTAATACATATGAATCCGAACCATTGAATTGTACCATTTTTCCAGATGGTAATTGAGTCGGGCCTGTTGTTTTTATACCATCTATGTATTTTAGATTCTTACCAACCCCATTGTTTATGTAACCACTTCTATCTTCAATTATATTATCAAAGGTAGTTTCTCTATCAACAACCTCATCATTAAATCCCCAATATCCAATTAAGTTACCAAATGGAACATATGAACCTGTTGGTAGTGTTGTATCAATTAATTTACCATGATACTCATCTAACTTTATATCTTTGATTGTTATATTAGTTAAATCGCTTGATGTAACTGAAGTATCTACTACTTCAATTGTTCCTGGCCTAACACCATCACCTAATCTATTATGTGGTATTGAAAATATAGATGCTGTCGCAAATAAATCTCTTTCGGTTCTAGCTCTATGTTTAAAAAACATTTGATTTAAACTAGCCCATACAACTTTCTGATGTTTAACTTTTAGAAAATCTGTTGAGTTGGAATTTAGGTTATCTAATTGGTCCGTTTCTCTATATGCTGGTAAACTAATTGACTCTGAAACATTAATCTTTTCACCGAAATTTGGGGATATACCTTTTATTACCGATGTTGAATAATAGTCTTGCCTAAAATTCAAATCAGTAACTACCCACCTTTTATGGGTGTTGAATGGTCGTAATTGAATACCACCCCCGTTGATTGGTTTGTAAGCTGTTGCCATGCGTAGTCATTATCGTTCTTAAAATATTATTTAAAAGTCTAACTTAACTTTCACCAATACTTCATTCGAAAACGATTTTAGAATTGGTTTAGATAACTTAGCTACTGCTAATAGTTCTTGTGAACTATTATATAACCCAACAGTTGTTATATAGGATTTAGGATTATTTGCAAATGTTGGTTGTGCAAATGCTCCATTTGAACCTGATGTATATGATGGATTATTTGAGAAGTTATACTCACCATTCTTAGCTCTTACAAAATAGAATGTTGATTGTACTCTTTCTTCGTTTCTTGCAGCAAATCCGTTATTTGCGTTAATTACTGCTGAACCACTTAGTGATGTGTATAACTTAAATGCGTTATCACCATTAATGTTTGAACCAGTAACAGTACCAAAGTTTAATTTAGTGTTTAATGTATCAGCGTTTAATACAATCACACCTTGCTCTGGATAAACTTGTCCATAATAAGTTTTAGGTGAATGAACTCCGTTTAAGATTGAACCTGAAACTAAGTTGTAAACTCTACCGATTTGTGTTGCTGCTTGTTGTGTATCACCGCTATCATCAATTAGTTCGTGAACTAAGTTTGAAGAATGAATGTGAACATTAGAACCAGTATTAACATTGTTAGCGATAGCAGTACCATCTAATTTTCCTAACGTAAGTTCGAAGTTTCCAGGGTCTAATCTATCTTTTAATCTTGCTCTGTTAAGATTGATTGCGTAAATGTGTTGAGATGCAACATCATTAAAACTAAATATTCTTTGATTATCTGGTAGTAGGATTTGTGCGTACTGAGAATAGATAGCGTTTGAAGGAGAATCTTCATTCTGTCCTAAAGAACCACTACCATCATTATGTCCGTATGTGATTGAAAACTGAGATTCTGATGTAGCATCTGTTGATACCTTATCAAAAATCTCGTAATAATATTGTTTTTGTGTATCTGATTGTGCAGAAGATGTAAAGAATGTAGTTAACGTTCCTACGTTACCACTCCATAGACCTCTGGTCACTTTTTCTACACCACCTTCTACAACATCCCCTACTTTGAATGCCGTATATACTCTCTTTGATGTATTAAACGAACCTGCTGGTAAAATTGCCATATCTTATTCCCTTTTAAATTATCCTTATAATGTTGAATCTAATGTGTTACCTACTGAAATATCAGGATTGTTAGTAACAGTTAAATCAATTTCCGTACGTCCACCAGTTTCATTTCCTACAACAAATATTTTAGTTGATATATCAGTATTATCTGCTAATACCTTAGTTGTAATTGTAAATGATTGATTTGTACTAATCGTAACACTTCTTCTATCTTCGTTAGCACCAACAGTATCTGAGTTGTTTGCTATACCACTTCCATCACCAACGATACTTGCCGCATCTGAGTTAAGTAATGTAACGGTAAATCCTAACGTATCATTACCACCATTTTTAGTAGTAAGAGTTACAGATTGTTGTTGTCCACCTTCTTCTAAACTAATTGAGCTTGGGTTAGATTGAATGATTGGGATTCTAATTGTATTTTTTGGAAGTGTTAACAACTTATATCTTAATGAGTAGTTCTCATCTGTTACTGCCTCTACTATCGGCATGTTTTC